TGTGTATGTTCTTCTACCGATTCTGCTTTCATTCTTGAAATAATATCGGCATGAGCTGCTTTCATAAAATCTTGAGAATGTTTAACACCTGCCTCTTTTGCAAGTTCACGAGCACGTTGAATAACTGCAAACGCAGAAACCATAGTACGTTCTGGGTTAGACCTTGTTGCTGTAATTTTTCTAACAACAAATGATTCGGACAATGATTGTAGTTCATTCTCTATATCAAATTCTTCTGCAGATTCATCGAGTGTACTATCTTCAGGAATATCTACTACACCATAAAATGCATTCATCTCATCTAACGCAACCAGACCCCCAGCAACAGCATCGGCCATTGTTTCATACATTTCATATGAACTTGGTACCTCTGAAAATGAATTTGCCCCATAAGTAAGTTTAGCAAATACCGGAGATGCTCTCCAAGCATAAGCATTTTCAAACAACTTAGATACAGTGAGACATACTTGGCCGCCGAAAGAGACAATGGCTCCATTAGGAACCCGAGTTATGCTGATATGTTTTTCGATTTGCATTATTAGTCCTTATTCAATACTTTATTTAATTTGGCTATTTTTTCAGAATGATAATTCTTTTCTATCTGAGAAGATGATGCATTTATAGCACGTTGCCGGTGTTTAATAGCCAATTTAGCCAAATCTTTATTAGTTGGATCATTATCTAGTAATGTTTCGATAGACCTTGCCGCGGCCTCGTGCTTACTAGTAGCATATTCTAATAACATAGTTTTTGCTCTGTAAATAAAACATTCCAATTTCAGACCCGAACGAACTTTATGATACATTTCTTTGTGTACTTTTTCATCACCCTTAGGCAGACCAGATTTAAATTCCTTATAATTTCCAGCAACCGCATGAGCACGAAGCTTAGAGGCAGACATACCCTCTGCACCCTCGGCATCTGGATCTCTATTGCCAGCAGAAACTACTGTAATTTTCTTAAAGTTATGATTGCCGGGATGACCGTTATACTTATTAAGAAGTTTGTGATATTCATCAACCCGATCAGAGCCGGCAACCATAACTAAATGTTCCGTACCAGAATCAGATAGTTTCTTGGCGTGATGAAGAAAAGTTGGGTGTTCTTTAGAAGCACCTTCTATATTTGTTCCGGGGAAGTAATGCTTGGCAAACCGAACTTTGTCTTCAACTGACAGAGGATTCTTTTTAGAATCTTGAGTATGTGACAGCACAATCTTATGATCTGCGTTGTGTTCTTTGGCCACATCTTTGACTTTTTGCACTAATTTGGCATGACCGCTGCTGACAGGAGACATACGCCCAAACGCAAGAACTGTTGTTTTCATTCTGCCGATCCTTTAAGACCTGTTACTACGGGAGTTGATTCTGGTTTAAGTCTATGTCGAAGAAATGTTTTACCTGCATGTTTAAATTCAATTGAATTATTACCAGCTTTATGAACGGTAATGTTCTTATGGTCATTTAAAATAAGATCGTGATGTGTTGCCGGATGTTCAACTTCTACTGAGTGATCATCTCCGGATCCCCCAGTAGTTACCTTGTACATATCAGTTTTGGTTTGATTAGCATGAAGTAAATTATTTCTAATGTGATTAGCTAAATCTGACGTCTTCATTGAAGACAATTTAGTATGCCATTCATCTCTAATTTTACCTATAGCTTCGTTAGAATGCTTTAAAGCAGTAGCGCGCATTTCTGGAGAAGCCTTAATCATTTGCTTTTGTTCTTGTTTAGATTTGCTGGCCAGCACTGGATGATCTGCTACCAATTTTTTATGAGCATCAGCGTAGTGATCAGTAGAATTGAGGCCTAACTGCTTGTCTGTTTGTTTGGCTCCAGGATTCCCTACTGGGATATGTCCGTGTTTCTTTTGAGTTACTTTTAATGAAATCCCGATGTGTGCACCGTTTTTGTGTCGTAAAATAATATCAGACGAATTTTCTTGCTGAGTTTCATGCACACCAGTAATTCTTTTAATATCACCGGGTTTTGATGACCAGTGAACTGAATCGATTTCAGAACCGAAATGCCGTCTAATGTGTTCTGCAGTCCCTTGTGCTAATTTCTCGTGGTTTTTATATTCATCGTCAGAAATATTTTTCTTGATTTCGTCATGCTTCTTTTGTGCTTCCGGCGACATATGCTTTCCATGATTTAAAGCTTTGCCGGTGAGAATTTCATGTAAAACACCTTTATCATTAGATGAAATTGCTTCAGTGAGAACTTCTTGTTCGTCTTCGAAAATAATTTCTTGCTCTAATAGATCTTTTGTTTCATATTTAAAACTTAAAAACGATCTCATTTTATTTCCCCAATCCATAAATGTTCATTATAAATTAAATTGCGGTAAATGACCACAATAACTTTTCTATTAAAATTTCTAAAGTTATCTCTGAAAATTTGCGCGGCTGAATTCCGCTCTATTTACTAGTTTACTGCTTTTACCTGCATGGTTAGATACATAACCTTCAGGCCCAACTTTCTTGCCGTTAATTTTTGCTTCTAATCCTTCAAAAGAAGAATCCATGTGCTTGACTAATAGATCTTTTGCTGCTTGGAGATGATGTTGTGAATTTAGAGCATGAGTAATAGAATCCTTATGAACACTATTTGCTAGATTGATCGTAGACTGATGTAGATCAGCCTTAGCTGATTTAGCTTTATCTGTCTTCACGGAACTAATGGCTTTAGCTTTAATCGCTTCTAGGTGACGTATATACCCTGCATGATTAGGTGTTTCACCAGATCTTACTGTTTGATTGATATAAGTATTGATATGCTCTTTGTGAGGCTCAATATGAGAATAATTAGTTTTTGAATGAGATTCTTTGGCAGCAGTCATATGCTCGTGAAATTTTCTTTCATTCGTCTCTGACATCTTCTGACCGGAAGATTTATATGCCACAGAGGGAGAATAAACATCTTTGTGCTGGGAGAATTTAGAATGATCTTTAATTGGCTCTGCTGACATCGAATCTAAAGTCTTACCATGATATTCAGTATGAAGTGCCACGCCAAATTTAGATTGTTTGACCTTTTCTGCTTCGGCGCCATGAGCAGTATATTCAATTGTGTTTGGTTTGAATGTGGCAGTAGTTTTACCATGAGTTACGTCTGAACCAGAGTGAAGTACATCACCTTGAAAGACTCCATGTTTTGGTAGAATCTTGTGACCGTGATCTAGAGCAGATTTAAGTTTTTCTACTAGACCTGGCGCATGACCGTGATTTCTTTCGATGTCAGCATGAGTATAATTGATCTTTGGATTTTTATTGAAAGCAGATTTTGATGCCACGAAGTACTTACCCGTCTCTGGGTGATGCCCCATAATTACTGCTGGACTATTATGTATAATAACTTCAGAGTCTCCAGCAGAAATTACAAAATTATCCGTGGGTGTTGAAAGATCCCACTGATCGAAAGATTCTTCTAACAATTCAACTGATGTGATTTTCATATTGGTACTTTTTAATTACGTTTTGTATTTGTTTTATTATTTTATTTGAAGGAATATGAAACCATAATTCTTTTTCAATTCTTTTTGCATACAAACATAGATCGAAAATTAAAGTCGGCGACTGTAGCAATTCTTTAGATTTTGTAATGTAAAGATAATTAATGTCACCGTGTTTACTAGAATCATACTTTCTATATTCTTTAAATTTCAATAATCTTTTATCTACATTTAACATATTTAATATCAATCTTGTTTTTAAATCCAAAACTTTAATTTCTCTTATCGCTACGTTGTGTTTTGATGGATCATAATTTATTAATGAAACAGAACCACCGGAAATCAGTTTTAGCTTGAAATACAAAGAATTAATATAATTTGTGTCATCTATGTCTTTATTTCTCATTATGCTAATATTAAAATTTTCATCATAAACTCTACACATATCTTTGATAATTTTAGAACTAGCAGAAGTTTGATAATCGGATCCTATTCTAGAATCCGATTTATGCAAATTGAAATGTTTATTATTTTCTTTATCATAAACTGTTATCATATCTGCACAATATAATACATACTCACCTGATATGACTTTTGGGTCATCTTTTTGTAACATCACAGGAGGTAAATCAAAAATATCTTTTTTTCTATATTGAATAAACTCTTTAGTATAAGGGATCCATGGATATGTTGGGTTTGTATTTTTATATAAACCCATAGTAACCCCTGTTTCTTTGTTGTAATATGCTAATTGCCCTTTAGATGCACCAACATATCTTTCTGGATATTTATAAAAATCTTTGCTGGGTATTCTACATTGTGTATTAGTAGTAAGATCTATACAAGTAATTGTTCCTGCCATAGATCCAGTTACAACACCGAGTTCTTTTAATTTATAAAATATCTCAGATTTTAGACCTATAAATTTTCCATCGATTTTTGCTGCAACTATTCCCTTTGGTTTGACTCTATCTGCACATCCATTTCTTAAATTATAAAATCTTTGATTACGAGCTACATCACATTTGTGATGAACTCTTTCCTCATGAGAAGCTGCTAATTCCCTATTGGGGAATATTCTTTCTATTCTTTTTTTAAATTTTGTTGGATTTGTTTTGTATAAAGCATTAACAATATTACTCGACCCGTGATAAACCTCAAGATCCCTAATATCTGCTCCGCATTTTCGTTCCGTTCGTACACCATGGTAATACATAATGTAGCCCGGTTCAATTTCGTGTATAATCCAATATGTATAGCTTATAGGATTTTTATTATTCTTTACTATATACAAAATACTCTCCTAAAAGAAAGTATTTGATAAAACTAGATTTTAGGTACCCCTTCGGTATTATTCGGTACATAAGCCTTCACAATCTATTGCATTTACATATTGATATTGGCCAAATTCTTTAATCAAAATGGGATGATCTTCTGTGCATATAAGTTCACTCCCATTATCAAATTTAATTTTTACGAATTTTTTAATACCTGGCCCAAAAACTGGTGTTGAATTCGCATAAAACTTATATTCATTTAAATCAATATCGAAGCACTTTATTTTATCTTCATTTGTCAATTCTGAGATTTTTTTAATACATGTTTCTGTAACAACTAAAGTATCACCATGAACACAACCATCTAGCTTAGTAGTTAAGCTTGAATTTGCCTTGCCAGATTCAACGTGTTTCTTTACCCGAGCCAATTCAGATGTGGCATGCTTGAATCCAGATTCACCGTGATCTACAGCTAGGTCCTCAAGATGCTGGAGGTGTTTTAGTTTGTTGCCTTTTACTTCTGTATTTTCTGCTAAATATTCTAAAAAACTTCTCATGATTGCAATTCCTTGATTTTTGAATGTAACTTTTGTGCAAGTTGAGCAACTAAAAGTTTTCTACGGTTAATTATAGAATCAAAAATTTCTTTATCATCTTGACTCATTTCTGATGGTGACTTTTGAAACATATTGCGTTTCAAAAGGGTTTCCGCCAATCTTTTAGCTCTATCGGATAAAATTGATGTCGATGTGTATGGAGTTAGAGTGCACGTGCCAACTTGCATTGCTTCGGATAATTCATCCGCGGAGAATGTTTCAATAGCATCTTCAACTACAAATGTATTTGCAATTTCATCAATCGAAGATTCCAACAAGCATAGAATATCTTCTGTAACGCGTGAAGAGTGACCGATCGGAGTCTTTGTATCTTGTTTATATGGCAATTGCTGTAGAATGCCAGTAATACCAGATGCATCGACCATTTTAAAGAATGGCCATAGAACTAGCCATTGCTTTGGGTCTGTGTATTTTTTACGAAGTACTTTAACCGCATCGGATACGGTTTCGTATGGGCTCGGCTTAGTTTCAATTTCTGCGATAGATGCAATAATTTGAGCCAGACGCATGCGCTCAACTGAATTCTTTACACCTTCAATAATGAGTGGTTCTTGTATTCCATGCTTTTTATAAAAGTCTGAGACCTTTTCTAAAAGTTCATATTGATGGTCGATGTTAGATTCAGACAATGCAGAATCTAACAGCTTAATTATTTGATGTTTTGAGTATAAGTCATCGAATTCTTTAAATTGTTCAACAATAAATGCAGATAGATTCTCATCAAAATTTCTAGTTTCATAACCAAACAGTTTGATTTGACCAGACTCAAGCAAAGTAAAATCTTCTTCTACATTCTGCTTAACTTGTTCGCCAGCAGTTTCTTCAGAAATGACATCTTGTATCCACTTTTTGTGAATACCATTGGCAGATTCAACTGTAACATAATTTGAGCCTCGATCTAGAATTTTTACATCTTCGCCAGTGTCTTGATCTTTTACAATTTCCCCTATCAAAAGAATTTCATTATCTAAATATCGTTCTCTTAGAGTCTTAGTCATATTGTTCATCGATTAAAGTGTGTAACATATTGATATTTAATTAAAATTTAATTATCAATAATTTGGGAAGATCTAAGATAAGCTGCCAAATCTTTCGTCTGACCCACAAATACCGTATTATTGTTAATCGTTGTTGCTTCTTGCGAACCAGGTTGCACACCAGGTTTTGGCTTGTGTGCAACCTCAACATTCAAAAGTTCCACATTAGTTTCTACCAATGTTTTAATCAAACCTGACATAACCTCAAAGTCACGAGATTTTTCAGTGGAGTTTGCTATAGTATTTAGATCGCCAACTGCGATCATACCACGTTCAATCAACTTCACTAGATTGGCCTTGACATATTCTCTCTGTGATTCTAGTGCCACGATTTCTGCGGCGACAGCGTTGGCCTTTAATTCTGCCACAGAACTATTTGGGTTTACTTCTTGAAGTTCTACATCAAAGATGGAACTAAGAGCTGCTTGTACTTTAGGTGTTGTCATAATGAAGGATCTCCAAGATTAGGAGTAATTGTGATCCAATTTTCATCGATGGAATACGGATCTTCAATTGCTGCTGAGAATGGGTTTATCACAGCAGTATATTTGTTATTATTGCTAACGCTGATGTTGACCTGTTTGATAACCTGTGCATCATCTCCTGCAGCAAAGTGACCTTCTGAATCTATCGAATTGAGAATTGGACCGTAGTAATAAGCTTTCATAGAAAAGCTATATGTACTGATGATAGTTCTTGTAGATTCAAAAGAACCAGAATATTGATCATCTGTGTTTACACCATTCAATATCATTGGAATATCTTGTATCAGTACTGGATCTTCCAACATCTTAATAGACAAGTTCATATCAGGTGAGAAAAATGGCAGAATTTGCTCCATAATTTGCAAATTGTCTTCTACACTTTTAGTATATGAGTACAAATTAAATGATATGGTGTACGGCACTGGGGTGTAGTAATAAATTGATCTGTTAGCAGAAGAAGAAACTACTTTTTGCATCTTGTTTAGCTGCCGAGATTGATCATAAGTAATGGAAGTAATTTCAGCTGATAACCTAGGGAGTAGAAGCATTGTATCTTCGTTCAAGCCCGGATCTTGTGTGAGACGAACTATAAACTTTTCTTTGCTTAGAAAAGAAATTGGGACATTTACAATCTTTTTAGATACTCCGGTTGCATCTCTATTGCGGATAAATATATTGGAAAAAAGCCCACAAAAAGCTATAACAAGATTTCTTGTTGTGCCATGGTAAAATGGTGTATTGGTTATCATGCTTAAGTGCCTGCGAATGGATTAGATGATGAGAAGTCCATAATCTTTATAAACTCTTGCTTAATTGAGTCATTGTCACCAAATCCGCGCGTATCATCATATTCTTTTGATACAGAATATTCTTCAAGAAGCAAATAACCACCAGAACCTTCTAGCTCAATTACACCCGAGCCAGATTCTAAAGCAAAACCCATATCTAATCTATTCAAGTTAGCACCAAAGTATTCATCAACCTCGTTATAACCGGTTTCAAATTTTTCATTATTGAGTTGTACTAATTCGCAGCGTAGTGACCATACATATTTCTTTTGCAATTGATACCATCCAGGTTCCTCATCTTCGACAAACATGATTGTGTACAAAGCTTTGGAAAACGGAAGATAAATTAAATCCCCTTCATTTGGTCTCCATGCAACTTTTGGATCTCTTGTCGAGGGAACAATCGGTACTACGACTTCCTTGTATCTTTTGCGTGATACTATAAATGACATAGTATCCTGAATTTCCATACCGAATTTTGAAAGAATCTCGGACTGGCCCCCAGCACCTTGAAAATCTAAAATATACATCTCAATTTTTGCATATGTATCAAAAGATGAAAGTACATCCTCACCGAAAATTCTATCTAGCTTATTAATAGTTCTTGGTATATAAATTAAGTCAATCCCTGCTATCTGAATTGCTTCTATATTCATTGCTTCCACTAAATTCTGCTCGGAAGCATAACCAACGTTGGCCATCTGAAAATACGGATTAGTTGCCATTATCTATTGTCTTGTTTATGCAATTTTATCTTTTGGAGGGTAAACTTGAATTATTTGATTTTAATTGATTTAAATGAATCAGTCATTGCATCAGTTTTTTGTTTAGAACCAGAAGATGATCCATAAAAATAAGAAACTACTTGCTGAGCATTTGCAGAAATAT